GGGTAAGTGTTTATGAATTGAGCAACCTGACCTTTAGTGGATAGGTTTATTTTTTTAGTAGCACCATTGTAGGTTTCTAGATTTATAGTGTAAGTCATTTCTGACCACCTTTCGTTTTTGTTTGAGTTATTATTTTATCAGTTATCGCTGACATTTTCCAATTATAGGGGGTGTGTTGGGGTGTGAGTTACCTCACATCTCCTTGATATTTGCCTCGTGGTAGGCAAGGGTTATACCCTCACCAAACTCAGCGACTAGGTCATTATAGACCTCATCTAGATAGTTAAGATAATCAGACATTACTCACCAGCCTTAACCGCAATTATGCGATAGTGGTCTTTGTAAGAGTGTGGCGTTCTAACCAAAACTCTATACGCTTGTTTATCTGAACCAAACCAATGGTCTGTTTTTTCACCGCTAATAATTTCTCCATTAAGAGAATTAGAGCGATATTCTTTACCTTGTAAAAGGTTTTCTATTGTGTAAAGGTTAGCCATTTTTGCTACCTACTTTCTTTTTTGTTATTTATTTTCTTACTAGGTAAGTTTATCAAAATTAGCAGACATTTACAACCTACTAGCCAGTAATCTTAAATAGTGAGACGCTCAGCGGTGTGAGGTTGCCCACATAATTTCTGTGATCTTAAACACATTCTACTTAAAGCGACACGCCACCTGCGCCGAGGATGCTCGGGTTTTTTAGAACACTTGTTCTAATTTATTTATTTAAAATCTTTTAAAATATTTTCTAAAATATCTAATTGCTCTTTAGTTAATTTAGAAATATCAATTGCTTTTTCAAATCCAAAAACATCTTTATTGTTTTTCATTTTTATGTTTTACCTTTCTAGTATATTTTTTTTTATTTGGAATTGGTGTCGCAGCATTACTACGACGCAATTCTTGTATGCGAATTATTTTATTTTTTATTTCGCTTAACATTTTATTCCCAAGAATTTGAGCAAGTAATTATATCTTGCTCATCAAATAAATCGCTAGAGATTTTATTATCGCATAAGCGACAATTAAGTGTTATGTTATTCATTAGGACACCTTCCAATTCTTAGCGATACAATTATCGCAAATAGCAGGGATAGAAACTTTAGATACCATAGCGGTATCATTACATGATATACATTTTTTAGTTATCATTTATTTATCTCCTTCCGTAGAGATTATCAAATTTAGATATTGGCATTAAGCCTTTATATTCATTACATGAGAAACAAATTTTTGCTTCACTAGATGAAACACTTTCACAAAAACAGCAAATAAGTTTTTCCATATTACTTACCTACCTTCCATGAAGTCCAATAAGACATGAAGTCATTATCCTCACGATAGTGAGAAGTTATATTCTGCTCACAATTCTCGCAGAAGGTAAATCTTTCGTCATTGACGATAGAGATAGCATTTTTATTAGGTGTATGCTTACACACTTTATTTTTTAGTGAATTCATTTGGAATTCCTTTCTTGTTAAAAACCTTTTTTAACTTTCTAATACTAGTATTCTAACAGACACCACTGACATTTACTCACCAGTAAGTAGGACAAAACGGACATTGTGTCTTGTGATGTAGGTCATGTGGATAACTTGAGCGTAAAATGGTAGTGTGATCTGCGTCATGTGGATACTCATTGGTATACCCGCCAGTATGGGCGTGTCTGTGGATAACCCCTGTGGATACTTAACAACGAGGTCGGGAGTGTCGTTGCCCGAGACAATGTCCGATTTGCACCATTTGTCTATGTGGTGTATATCACTAATTACATGCGTGTTATTTACGGCGTGTCGTCTTGACTTTTAGGGTTTTATCTGATAAAATTCCATTATAGAAAATTAAATATAGAAAAAAATTAGTGCGTGAGCCTAGCAAATAACTCTCTAGTAGAGAGTGAGCCTAGCAAATAACCGCACAAGGCGTGAGCCTAGCAAATAAGTGTGATACAAATCACAATGAGCCTAGCGAATAAAGCCCCTAAAATGTCAGCCCCCCCTGCTAGAATTGCAGGTATAAAGAAAGTTATCTAACGAAAGGATAAACTAAAATGATAAAGAATAACCCTAACAATAACCTTATTGCGGATATTAGAAAAGCCCAACAGGCTCGCTATGATAGAGAGGATAAGTCCTTGCTTGATGCACTAAATCAGGCTAACGCTTATCTATCTGCTCAATACAATTTAGATGAGGAGGTTAAGTAGTTATGGAACTATACCTAGATCTCAACTCATTTGGTCTATATGCTGACAGCATAGGACTACAAGTCAATATTCCAACATGGCTATTGGTTGGCACTATCGCATTTATCTATTCAGTTAAATTAATTAGGAGAGATAGATAAGTGGCTGAGTATTCTGCTGAGCAACTAAGACGCAAGGCGCACCTAGACAATGGTGGCAGCCTTGCAGACTATGACAGGGCGCACTACCAAGAGTAGTGTGCTCACTATTTTTTTTGTTTTTTATTTTTAAAATTACATATCGTACATCTAAGAAAAATATTCAGATTTTATGAAAATGAAAATTTTTTCAGATTTGGCAGGGTATAATAGAAATATGTGCAAGCATGTATATGAGTACCAAGGTCCTGGTTTGTGCGGGTATTGTGGTTTAGAGACCAACGATCCTAATTGGTATAACATAAACAAAAGATATTCAGAATACAGGGAAAAAGTTGGATTCTTCTTTAACAACAACACCTGGTGGACTATTTAGTAGTATAATAAATTCATGACACAGCAAATTATTCTATCTATCATTATAATTGGTTTGGTAGCGTTATGGCTTTTCTAGAAAACTTAGAAGCCTCTATGGCAGATGACGACGGTATGCCAAGTAAAAAAGTTACCGATGCAATTAGAGAAATGCTTGAAGATCCAGAACATCATGCTTTAATGGAACGTCTTAAATACATGGAGGAACATGGAATATAAATATCCAGAATCTTGGCAAAGACAAACCCCCAAAGGATATGAACCATATTCTAGCGTGCACAAATTACAAGATAACGAATTTGTTATAAATGATGGTTTGGCATTAAAGGTTTTTCAAGACTTTTGCTGTAATGGTTGTTTTTGTACATCTGAAAACAATCATAAACCTTCAGTAAATAATCTACTAGAAACACAAACCTCATTTGAAGAATAATTGTTATACAGGTGCTAGTGGGTGTTGGGGAGAATATAGTCACCTAGATAGAGGGTTTTTAATTTTTGCAATTATAGCGGGTATTGTAATAATCACCCGATACCTTAATAAGTAATTACCACTTTCCAATAGGACAATTGGCTTTATTAATAAGAGTCTTTAACTTCATAAAACATCCACACTTTTTGCAGGTTTGAGTCTTAGGTCTAAACCAATCGCAACCTTTACAAATATCTAGACGGTATTGGGCAACTTCTTCTGGACTTCTTGGAGATCCATTAATCAAATCCCAAGGCTTAACATCATCGCTCATATATTGATTATACATGATATGATAGAATGAATATATGAACCCTAAATTTGAAAAATGTTATTTTTGTAATGAAGATGGTATATATTTACAGCCATATGAATTTAAAATAATTGATGTTTGTAAAAAACATTTTAGTATGGCATTGTCTTCATGACCCAATATAAGGTTTTTGATGAGGCAGTAATTTTGACGGTAAAAACAAAAAGACCTGAAAAATGGCTATTGCTAGATAGAGAAACTGGGCAGGTATATCAAGGAAATCCAAAAGGTCACTGGGATGTATTAAAGCCACACATAAAGGAGGACAAGAAATGATGAAAGTTGTATTGCTTTCTATTTTGTTTGTATCGGGACTTTTGTTAGTTGCAAAACTACAATCTAAAAGTTCTAAAAAATGGCATAAATAAAATTATATAAAAACATGCTATAATATTCTCATGAGCGAATTAAACAACTGTTGTGCAGAGTGTACATGTCTAAACCTTCATTCTTCTGTGCCACCTGAAGAAATTGAAGACTAAGAAAGCATATTCTTTTCTTTCATTCTGTCGTATAAGTTTGCTGCCATATACTGTAAAGATGGTTGACTCTCTGCAATAGATTTTTGAATTTGCTCTTCTGGCATTCCTCCTCTTAAACATAACTCACGATTATCCAAATTAATGCTTTCTACAATTAAATCTAAAACTTCATCTTTTGTCATTTTTATATCTCCTTTTTTATAAGTATATCAAAAAGATTATTGTATTTCAAGTTTTGTCGGGGAACCAATAAGACTCTCATTAACACTGGTCCACAACTGTGACGACATGCTAGTATTAATTCTAGCAGACATACCTATAGACTCCATAACGTAGTTATATCCTCCAGACTTGGTTTCAACCTTATTCCAAACCCCACTATCATATATCAAGGTTTGTGAGTCAAAAATAAATAAATAATAAACCTTCTTCTCATTTTCGGCGGGTACAGAAGACCAATCCTGGTCTGCTTTAGCAAGACACACATAATACTTAGCACTATTATCCACTACACTGGCTATCATGGCATCTAAGGTTTGATATTTGCCTAGCCTGGATCCAGAAAAAGTTAGTGTGTTATTTGCGTATACACCTGATTTAACGGAGAAACTTTCGCCTGACTCTAAAGACATGTCAACGCTGATACTATGGCTTCTATTGGGTTGCCAGTCGTTTGTATGACCCGCTTCTGTCAAAGTGTTGGCGATAAGTTCTTCTAGAAATTCGCTGGTACAAGGAAGCCTATAAACGCTATGATGTATTTTTAGTTTACTTGTCAAACCTTCAATAAGGGTTTGTTTAATTGTATCTAGCACAATTAATTATAACTCATATCGGGATATAAAGCAAACATAGATATTACATCCAGTTAGACATTATTGTGTGTGTCACACATGTTATGTCTTATAGTGGTTTGGTATCTCTATTTTCGGCTTTGTTAATTCCCGCCGAAATTTAATCTCAAATAGTGATATAATTTGTTTACAATGATGACGGTAGACGACTGGGCAAAATTAACACTTACGATTCTTTCAATATTAACTATTATTGGCGGATCAATTCGTTGGCTCGTAAAACATTATTTAAACGAACTTAAACCGAATTCTGGATCAAGTTTAAAAGATTCCGTTAACCGCCTAGAAGAAAAAACTGACAAACTGTTTGATCTCTTGGTTGAACATTTTAAAGATCATAATAAAAAATAATTTTTCACATTACGTAGGGTATAATTTTATATATGATACCTAAAATAATATGGCAAACCCACGAATGGAAATATGAAGATCTTCCAGAAAATTTTCGTAGAGTTATAAAAACCTGGAAAAATTTAAATCCAGGATGGGAGCATCGCTATGTTGATGCTAGTCAAAGAGCAATAGATGTAAAAAAATATAACAGACTTTTATATAGATATTATGCATTAGCAGATGGAGTAACACAAGCAGATATATGGAGATATGTAATAATCTATACGGATGGTGGTGTTTATGCCGATATGGATTCAATCTGTACAATGCCCCTTGACTACATGATAGAAAAAAACTATAATGATGAAGATACAATATCTCTTGAAATTATGTCTAAAAATCCAAATTTTGAACTTAATGAACAATACGGACAAAACGGTGTTAATAATTCTAACTTTGCAGCAGTAAAAAATAGCAGAATAATGAAAATGATTATAGATAGCATAATAGATAAATATAGAAAAATAAAACTTATTGATGTTTTTAATACATGCGATTTTGAAGATAGGATAGATGGAAAAATAGGATGTCTTTCTTTATCATATCGTGATTACTCTGATGTTGTAATGAAAAATCAAGAAGAAGTTTGTTTTAATTTTAATGCATCAGTACACTCAAAAGATTTTAAAGAAAAATTTGATACCGACTACTGGCTAGATAATTATGGAGAACAAATTTCCTATTTTTCCTTTATAAGAGAAAAAAATCTTGAACTTTACTAATATATAATATAAAAGATATTTTAAAAACTTTACTTGCTAGTTATTCTTTTCTTTATATATTTAAGTATACACTTTTATACTCTGGATTTTTACAATTTACGCAGAATAGATTATAACAATTTGATAACAATTGATTACTTTTTTACTTTTATAACGTTTTGTTATAATAGTACTATTTATAATAATACAATGTTATAATTTTCATGCTGGCACCTAGATACTATCCCCCACCCCACTGCGTCTAGGTGTCCAGTTTTATTTAATGGTATAATCAATTATCATGTGTGCTCCTACAATAGAGAAATATGGCGCCTCGCCAGCAAATATTCAATGGACTATAGTCCGTGGAGATAGCGCAACATTAAAAATAGAATTTTTTGAAGATGATGAAATCACCTACTGGGACACAGACGGTTGGACATTTTTATCTACAGCCTATGATCCAGCAGGCGATATTCTTGATGAACTAACTGTAACTAATGAAGCAGGGTATGCAATAATTTCAATTTCAGCAGAAATTACTACAAATTGGGGAAGTCAATATAAGTCTGTAGTATCTGAACTACCATTTGATCTTCAAGTTATAATTCCTGGGGGTAGTGGAGAAGAGGACACAGTCTGGACTCCAGTAATTGGAACAATTTGCGTGCTTGGAAATGTTACTCCTGGAGGAAGTTTATAATGCCAGTTGTAAAAATTTCTACTCCAAGTCAAAATATTCCGTCAATTATTAAAATTGGCAAAAAGGTTTTTAAGACAAAAATAAAGTAAGGCTTGGCCAACATGACAAAGAGCATGGATTTTCCAAGTAAAAAGAAAAAATATGTTGAAACTGTAGAACAAACAAAATCTACTGAGTATATTGCCGTTCCTGGAATTCAAGGAGAAAAAGGCGAAAAAGGAATACCAGGACCACAAGGACCAAAAGGTGATAAAGGTGATAAAGGCGATAGGGGTCAACAGGGACCACAAGGACCAAAAGGCGAAAAAGGCGATCCAGGAAAAGGGGCAGAAGGTTATGATAGCCCGTCTGGACAATACCCTGGATGGGCATATTATGCTGGAACAAGTAAAAATACGTATAGGGTTGGACCAGAAAGAGGAGATGATGGTTGGGTTTCTTTTTTTTTAGATATAGATGAAAAAGAAACAGTTGAAGCCTATCTTCCAAATAAATCAGTTTCTTTATTAAACCAAGTAGCAAAAAATATTAATTTAAAAACACTTAAAGTAGGAGCAAAGATAGATATTAGATATGATTTTTCTTTAGAAACATATTCAAATAACACAGAGGTTTGGATAAGGACTCTTTTAAGAGATGAGCAATTATCCCATATAGGATATGTCGGACTTTTAAAATATCAATATCAGTACGACCTATCCCATTCTCAAACAATTTTTATAAGTAGCGATAAAATTAGAAACTATGGAGGCATACCTCAAATAAGAACAGACAATGAGGGGTCTTTTACTTTAAATGGTATATATATTGCAGTATCATAATGGTATAATGTTGTAGGAGGAATAATGGCATTTCCAGGCACATACAATTTTAATTACTACCGTGGTGATAGGTACGAATTTGTAATTCGTCCTAAAAACGCAAACGGCAATGCATTTGATTTAACGGGATATAATGCAAACTTCTTTGTTGCAAATCAAAGAGGTGAAGGCAAAACTCAATATGAAATGCAGGCAGTTGTTGATGGTGGAACAGACACCGTAACATGTACAATTCTACCTGGTGCTGGTGAAGCACTTTCTGCAGGAACATATGTCTATGATGTTCAAATAGACTCTGGTGCAACACTAGTTTATACACTTTTAACTGGAACAGTAACAGTAACAGATGATGTCACTGGAGCGGATGACTCATAATGGTTGATGTATTACTTAATACCGACGATGTTGTTGTTATAGGTCCACCAGATTCAATTGATCTTTTAGTTGATATTGGCCCACAAGGAACTCGTGGAAGTAAATTTATTGTCGGCTCTGGAGAACCTAATGCACTTACATCAAGTGGTGTTTTATTTGGAACTACTTTAATATTAAATGATATGTATATTAATACTGCTCCAGGAGAAAATTATGGATATATGTATCAATATATTTCTCAAGCAGGTACAAACACTTGGATACAAGTTTTAAAAATAAGTCCAACAATTTATTCTGCCGTAGAAACAGTTTCTTTTACATCTGGATCAGGGTCAATAACTATTCCAATATCAAACATAGTAACGGTTAGTGGTTCCCCACTTACCGCTTCAAACTTTAATGTGCAATTCCAAATTGAAGGTGAAAACCCAATTGCTTCATCAATGGAAATTCCTGCTTTGGCTGGGGCTGGAACAAACTTAGTAATAAATTTTGATGCAGTTCAATATAGTGGTGGTAGTTGGTCAGCACTTACTGGAAGCAAAACTGTACATTTATTTATATCTATAGTTTAATATAAAAATGGTATAATCTTTAGAGAGGTGATTTCGTGGCTGTAGAAAGTATAGGTAACTTAGTACCAACTAAAATTCCATCATTAAGTGATGATGCCAATATTCAAGATGCTCTTAGGGCATATCATTATGGATCTTACGAATTTGATACGGCCGAATCAGATCCAGCAGAATTACTAAACCCATCAATTGCATATACAATAAATGATTTACAAGAACAGATAACAGACAATGCCGACACTGAAGAAGCAGCAAGAGATATTTCAAGAGCATCAAATACAGCACCAACGGCTGCAGCATTTACGACATTTTCTGCAACAATTCCAGATGGATATATTTGGTTAGACAAAGATTCATCGGCAGGAGTTGGATACTATGCTGCAACATCTGTTTATACAGCAACAGCACCATCAACAAATTTAGCAAATGGTCTTATATGGATTAAAAAAGGAACAAGTCCAATTGAGATGTATGTTTATAATGGTGATACTAGTTCTTTTGATCAGGTAATATAATGCCAACCTCATTTGATTCGGACGGTAAGGCAGCATACGTTTATAATTTAGCAGACGATACTTGGTATCAAGTTTCTGGCAAAACAGATATTTCTGGAACTTTTGAATGGACAGGATTGCATACACATTTATCTAACGTTACAATGGTTGAAAATCTTGTTGCAAAAAAGGGCATAAACAATTATCTTAATCCATCAGCAAGAGATGCCTCAATTACCTCTCCAACTGCAGGAACTATTGCCTTTGTACGTCAAGATGCTGGTGGTAATACAATAAATCAACTTCAATATTATAACGGATCTGCTTGGGCACAGGTAGCAGCAGATTCAGATCCCACCCCAAACATATTTATGCTTATGGGTGCTTAATATGGTAGAATAGAAAATTAGGGAGAAAAAATGCCAACAACATATAAAGTACTAGGTCAATCAAATCCTTCTGCAACAACAGAAGCAATTCTCTACACCGTGCCATCAAGCACACAGTCAGTAGTTTCAAGCATTGCAATTTGTAATCAAGCGGGAACTTCTGCAACCTTTAGGATTGCGGTAAGACCTTCAGCAGATGCTACAACTGTCGGAAAACATTATTTAGTTTATGGAACAACAGTCGGTGCAAACGATAGTATTATTTTAACAATGGGAGTGACCCTTGCTGCCTCTGATAAAATTTTAGTTTATGCATCAACAGCAAACCTATCATTTGCAGCATATGGATCTGAACTTACTTAAAAAATGTCAATTTCAAAACTATCTTTACAAACACTACAATTAAGAAAGTTACAGTATACTACACCAATTGATGATATTCCAGATGGTGCAATACCAACTGCAACAGATGTTGGAACATCTCGTCCTTTTAATAATGGGGCTGCAACTATTACTTTGGTTGCTCCTTCAACAGGTGGTCCAGCAACAGATTACACAGTAACATCAAATCCAGGATCTTTTACCGCTACAGGATCATCTCCATTAACAGTTACTGGATTAGAATCTGGAACATCTTATACTTTTACATCTAAAGGAAATAGTGCATTAGGAAGTTCTTATTTACCAAGCATAGCCTCAAACTCAATTATAGCAACCACTGTTCCAGGAACCCCCACCATAGGTGTAGCAACAGCAGTTAGTAGCACTCAGGTAAGTTTAACTTTTACCCCGCCAGCAAGTGGGGGAAGTGCTATTACCAGTTATGTAATAGCATCTTCTCCATCCATAACAATAACAACTAGCGCAGGAACAACTAGTCCATTAATAGCAACAGGATCTTATTTTGGAGGACAAAGTTATACTTTTACAATTTCTGCAGTAAATGCTAACGGCACTGGAGTTGCTAGTTCTGCAAGTGCTGGAATAATTCCTACAGCAACCTCTGTCCCAGCAAAGCCTGCTGCACCAACCGTAACAACAGCAGCACTTATTGATACTGTTACCTGGGTTGCTCCAGCAAGTGGCGGAAGTCCTATTACTGGATATACATGGGCTTCTTCTGATGGAAAAACAGGAACAGTTAATGGATCAACTTTATCTGTAAACGTTACTCAAGAAGCAAATACTTCACAGACATATACTGTTTATGCAACAAATGCTATTGGTAATTCTCAAGTTTCAGATCCATCTAACAGTGTAACTACGCCACCATTCTTTCCACCATTCTTTCCGTTCTTTCCGTTCTTTCCATTCTTTCCACCGTTCTTTCCACCGTTCTTCCCATTCTTCCCAAGATTTGGATATGGTGGATATTAATTTTAAAGATTTAGTAGTAGTATAATAAAAACAACCCCCAAGGAAAATCCAAGGGGGGGTGTTTTTTATTTAACTTTATTTTTTACATGGATATTTGTTGTACCATTCTTGGTACCGTGTTCCACTTACGGAACTCCATGATGACCAGTCTTTTCCGCCCTTAGTCATAAAGTGCGCCACCTGTGCATTAACCACTGGGTTAAATAATTCAGCGTTTGAATCTAGTTCAAACTTTTCTCTGCGATCTGGACCTAACTGACCTATCATATTAATTTGAAAAACCCCATATGACGAATCTCCAGTTTCACTGTTGCCATTAAAAGCAAAAGGTCTTCCATTGGATTCTGCTTTAGCAATTGCACATGCAGATCGTAAATAGTTACCTTTAAATCCTACCGCTTTTAATAGATCAACTAACTGCTCATCAGTTAATTTATGAGCATTTTTATACTTTTCTAATATTTTTTCCTTAGAAACCAGAAAAGCCCCTGTAGGGGCTGAAACGATTTCAGAGGAGGGCTTAATTAATAAATTATTATCTAAAGCATTAGCAGAATTGCTAAAAGGCGCAATTAAACCAACAATAGATAGTAACCCCAACCAAACCTTTTTTTCAATGTTTCTCATTCGTGTTACCTCCTTAGAAACAAAAACTACCTTTCGGTAGTACATTAATTATAACATCATTTGGGTCTTTAAGTCAAATATTAATATAAAATAAAAAAATATTTGTAATATTGTTATTAGTTAATGGTATAATGATAAGATTATGGCTACTCTTAGAGGTCAAGGTGCAAGTTCTTATTCTGTTGGTTTAACACCACCAAACGTATTATGGACAGTTGTTCGTGGAGATACCGCTTCATTTCGTGTTTACGTGACAGATGATAATAAAGATCCATTATATATCCCCGACTGGACAATTGCAATGGAAATTAAAAGACCAAATACAAAACCTGGAGACTTTACAGATGATGCAGAATTAGTCGTTGAACTTGAGCCAATTCAAACAGAGGTTGATAGTGATGGAGAGTTTACAGTTTCAATTACAGCAAATGAGTCCGTCTTGTTAGAAACTGGAGATATTTTTGATATTGAGTTAAGTGATGAAAGTCGTGTTTGGACGGTAGCCAGAGGAACAATTAACGTTATTGAAGATGTAACAAACAGTGAGTCATAATGGCATTCGCTGTTATAATTGATACCGATAATCATAAAGCAAAAAAAATCAACTCTGTTGGTTATCCAATATCTAAAATAATTTATAATGCAAGAGCAGTAAAAATTAATGAGATTTTACCATTTAGGGTTAAATTTACTACCCTTGGAGTTGGACCAGCATATGCAGGCGTCCCTGGCATTGGTCTTCAAATAATTGGAATAAATAACTATATTCTTTAACATATAATGATATAATTGCACTATGGCAAAGGTATCAATTCCAACTATAAAAACTAAATTTCAGACTGGTGATAGGCCAACACAAGAAGACTATATAGATTTAATTGATAGTGCTTCTGCAAGGTCTACTGACCTTGGTTCAGACGGTAACAATGAGTTAACCATTAATGGTATTGAAAACTCAACAATTTTTGATAACTTTACCGCAAGTGAGTTTAGATCAATGAAATATATGATCTCAATCAAACATGTAGCAGGTGGTGCAAACAAGTACTACTCTACAGAATTAAACATATTAATTGATGGAACAAATGTTTCTGTCAGTGAATATGCAACAATTGAAAATGATGGGAATATTGGCACCATCTCTGTTTCAAGGGCGGGAGATACAGTTTCACTAACTGTAGTTCCAGTCGGGGGAATAACACCGATAACCCTACGCTACATGCGTATGGGATTAAAGGCCTAACAAAGGAGATAAAAGATGGCAACCGTAACAAAAGACTTTAGAGTAAAATCAGGACTGATAGTTGAGGGATCAACTGCAACCGTTAATACACACGATGTAATTACAAAAGAAATATTTGACGCAAAAGGTGACTTACTAGTTGGTACAGGATCAAATACTGGAACCAAAGTTACCGTGGGAACAAATGGATATGTTCTTACTGCAGACTCATCTGAAACAAACGGAGTTAAATGGTCAGCACCAGCAGCAGTTGGTACTTTTGATACAAGCATTGTATTTGAGGGTGCAACAGCAGATGATTATGAAACAACACTTGCAGTAACTGATCCTACAGCAGATCGTACAATTACTCTTCCTAATGCAACAGGAACTGTAGTTCTTAAAGATACAACTGACACACTTACAAACAAGTCTATTTCATTAACTACAAACACAATTACAGGAACAAAGGCAGAGTTTAACTCAGCCATGTCAGATGCAGATTTTGCATCTCTTGCTGGTAGCGAAACACTAACCAACAAAACAATTAACTTATCAAGTAATACCCTAAGTGGAACAACTGCAGAATTTAATACTGCTCTTAGTGATGACAACTTTGTTACCCTTACAGGTACAGAAACCCTTACAAATAAAACACTTACAAGCCCAACATTAACTACTCCAGCACTTGGAACTCCATCATCAGGAACTTTGACTAACGCAACTGGACTACCAGTTAGCGGAATCGTTGACTCAACATCTGAGGCTCTTGGTCTTGGAAGCATTGAACTAGGTCACGCATCTGATACAACCATTGCTAGATCTGGTGCTGGTGTTGTAACTATTGAAGGTGTTGAAGTTACTACAAATTCTGCAACACAAACTCTTACAAACAAAACATTAACTTCACCAAAGATTAATGAAGATGTTGTTATGTCTGCATCATCAACAGAACTTAATATTCTTGATGGCGCAACACTATCTACAACAGAACTTAACTATGTTGATGGTGTAACTTCAGCAATTCAGACTCAGTTAGATGCTAAACTAGCACTTGCTGGTGGCACAATGTCTGGCGCAATTGCAATGGGTACAAACAAGATCACAGGTCTTGGAACACCAACTGACGGAACAGATGCAGCAACAAAGAATTATGTAGACTCAGCAGCACAAGGTATTGACTGGAAAGCATCAGTACGTGCAGCAACAACTGCCAACGTAACACTTGCTTCTGATCTTGAAAATGGAGATGTTCTTGACGGAGTAACTCTTGCTACAGGCAATCGTGTTCTTGTTAAGAATCAATCAACTGGTTCAGAAAACGGTATTTATGTAGTTAAAGTATCTGGTGCTCCAGATCGTTCAACTGATGCAGATCTAGCAGCAGAACTTACTTCAAATTTTGCGGTATTCGTAGAAGAAGGAACTCTAAACGCTGACCAAGGTTATGTATTAACTAATGATGGCGCAATTACAATTGGAACTACAGCACTTACCTTTACTCAGTTTACTGGTTTAGGACAAATTGTTGCGGGTACAGGATTAGACAAGACTGGAAACACTCTTGATATTGATTCAACAGTTGTAACTCTAACTGGAACTCAGACTCTTACAAACAAGACCCTTACCTCACCAACATTAACAACTCCTGATCTTGGAACTCCATCAGCAGGAACTTTAACAAATGCAACTGGTCTTCCAATTTCAACTGGTGTATCTGGTCTTGGTGCAAACGTAGCAACATTCCTCGCTACACCATCTTCTTCAAACCTTGCAACAGCAGTAACTGACGAAACAGGAACTGGTGGTCTAGTATTTGCTAACACACCAACTCTCGTTACTCCAGTACTTGGTGCAGCAACTGCTACAAGCATTGCTCTTCCAGATGCTCTTGTTGGTTCTGCTCTTGCTACCGCTTCAACTTCAGCAACAACAATTGATACATGGTCAGCAACTACTTATTCATCTGCAAAATATCTTGTTCAGATGAAACTTGGTAGCGACATTGAGGTAATTGAAGTTTTAGTTACTGTAGATGGATCAAATAACGTTTACTTAACAGAGTATGCAGATGTAATCAGCAACGCAGTATTAGGAACAACTAACGCTGTTTACAGCGGTGGAAACGTTCTTCTTCAAGTTACTGGTACATCAGTAGATACTGCTGTTAAAGTACACAAAGTTTATATTGAAGCATAATTAAGATAGGGGCTTAAAAGTGGCAACTGTAAATAAAGACTTTAGAGTAAAGCACGGCATTATTGTAGCCGATGGCGGTACTTTTGGATCAACAGTCACAGTTGCCACTCCTACTGAAAACACACATGCAGCAACAAAGTCGTATGTAGATTCAATAGCAGGAATGGTTGTTGGTTCAACACCGCCCGAATCTCCAACTAATGGAAGATTATGGTTTGATACACTAACAGAACGTGTACATGTTTATTATAGTTCTGAGTGGGTTGCAATTGCAACACTTGAAGATGCAGAAACTTTACAAGATCATATTCATGATACAGCAATTGATGGAAGTGGTTTAATTGTAAGTACTTTTATCAGTGGTGGAGCATATAATGAACCAGGGGTTCTTGTAAGCGGTGGATTATATAATACAGCGTCATTTGAAGCAACATATGATGGCGGAACAGCAATAGATAATTTTAATTAATTATCTGTTATAATATAACTAAGTATAAGGAGTAATAAATGGCAACCAGAATGCAGCAACGTAGAGGTACTGCAGCGCAATGGACATCAGCAAACCCAGTATTAAATGCTGGTGAAATGGGTTGGGAGTCAGATACAAATAAATTTAAAATTGGTGATGGCACAAATCATTGGGCAGACTTAGATTATTTTGCTGATACTAATTCAACAGTAGTTCCCACTTTTGGTACAAGCATTGTTTTTGAAGGTGCTACCGCCGATTCTTATGAAACCACACTACAAGTAACAGATCCAACCGCAGATCGCACAATTACTATTCCAAATGTTAGCGGTACAATAATTACAACTGGTAATATTTCAGATCTTACTTCAGTTGGAGTGTTGAATTCATCAGTTGTTTTTGAAGGTACTACAGATAATGAGTTTGAACTTACTCTTAGTGCAGGAGATCCAACCGCTGATCGTACAGTTTCATTTCCAGATGCAGGAGGCACAATTGTTATTGATAGCGCTGCACAAACACTTACAAATAAAACTTTAACTAGCCCTCATATAAGTAATTTGATAATTACTGATGGAAGTATTGTAATGGAAGGCTCTACACTAAATGATTTTGAAACTACACTAACTGTTACTGATCCAACTGCCGACAGAACAATTTCATTTCCTGACGTAACTGGCACTATTGTAACTACTGGTGATACTGGCAGTATAACTAGCACAATGATTTTAGATGGAACTATTCTAGATGCAGATATTAATGCATCAGCAGCAATTGCACAATCTAAAATTTCTGGCCTAACAACAGATTTAGGAAACAAGCAAGATAAAATTTCTGGTGTATCAGATACAGAAATTGGATATCTTAGTGCTGTAACTTCAGACATTCAAGCACAACTAGATGCTAAGTTAGCCCTTTCTGGTGGAACATTAACAGGTACATTAACACTTTCAGGTGCACCTTCATCTGACCTACATGCTGCCACAAAAGCCTATGTAGACGCTGTCGCAGAGGGATTACATATTCATGCTTCAGTAGTTGCTGCTACAACTGAAAATGTAACTTTAGCATCTGCTTTAGAAAATGGAGATACTCTTGATGGAGTAACTCTTGCAACAGGAAATAGAATTCTTGTCAAAAACCAAAGTACACAATCTGAAAATGGTATTTATGTAGTAGCAGCATCTGGTGCTCCTACAAGGGCAACAGATTTTGATGCTCCAGCAGAGATTGATGGCGGTGACTTTGTATTCGTAACTGGAGGTACAGTTAATGATAATACAGGTTGGGTTCAAGTAAATACAGTTGGAACTGTTGGAACAGATGCAATAGCATTTTCTCAGTTCTCTGGTGCTGGAACATACACAGCAGGTACAGGACTAACATTAGCAGGGTCAGTATTTAGTATTAACACTGCAACAACTGTAGATACTTCAACAGCACAAACTCTTACAAATAAAACTCTAACAAGTCCTAAGATTAATTTAGGAATTAATCCTCAAACTGGAACAACATATACTTTTGTTTTAGATGATGCTGGCAAGTTAGTAACTGCATCTAATGCATCTGCAATTACAGTCACTATACCACCATCAGGTGATGTTGCCTATCCAGTAGGAACACAACTTAACATTGTTCAAAAGGGAGATGGCCAAGTTACATTTGCACAAGGCTCTGGAGTAACTATTAATTCTACTGGTGCTACTGCAACTGCTCCAAAACTTCGTGTTAAATATTCTTCAGCAACAGCAGTATATGAAGGCTCAAATGTTTGGTACGTCCTGGGAGACATTGCGTAATGGATATCCTTGGGGTAATTTCTTCTTCTGCTAAAGGTGCTCCAGGCATTCCAACAATTGGAACAGCAACTGATGTGGGAACAAGTCGTGCATTTAATAATGGTGCTGCTACTGTAGCATTTACTGCAGCCCCTGGAGCAACAGCAACATCATTTACTGCAACCTCTTCTCCAGGATCATATACTGGAACTGCATCTTCATCTCCAATAACAGTTGAAGGCCTACAGTCTAACACATCATATACTTTTACTGTTACGGCAACAAATGCATCTGGCACTTCTGATCCTTCATCTGCCTCTAATTCTATTACAGCCACAACAGTACCAGCAACTCCTTCTGCTCCAACTGTAACAACTTCAGCCCTTTCAGATGCCGTTTCTTGGACAGCCCCTGCAAATGGCGGTAAAGCAATTACTGGGTATACCTGGCAATCTTCAGATGGTAAAAGTGCTACTGTAGGTTCAGGAACAACAAGTGTAAACGTTACTCAAGAAGGAGATACTTCACAAACTTATACTGTTTATGCAACAAACGATAACGGAAATTCTGCAACATCAAATGCATCTAACAGCGTAACAACACCACCATTTTTCCCACCGTTCTTCCCACCATTCTTTCCACCGTTCTTCCCATTTTTCCCACCATTTTTCCCACCGTTCTTCCCACCGTTCTTCCCATTCTTCCCACCTTCATTCCCATTCTTCCCACCATTCTTCCCATTCTTCCCAAGATTTGCATACTCATCTGAAAGATTTAAGCATAGTATAATAAAGGTTGTTAGTATAAAATCAAAGTAAACGGGGGTAGTTAAGTAGTATGGGGCAAATAGAGATTGATTTTGAAAAAGCCATAAATGCTTTAAATCCAGTAACATGGATATATAATGGTGATCTAAAAGAAATCAGACAAATCGGGTATATAGCAGAAGAAGTTAATAAAATAGAATCTCTTCGGTATATAGTTGTATTAGATAAAGAAAATAAACCATTAGGCCTTAGATATGATCTTCTTTCTGTTTATTCTATAGAAGTTTTAAAAAATTTATTAGAAAAAATAAAAGATTTAGAAAATGAAATAAAAATATTAAAAAACAAACAATGATATAATTGAATAAATTGGGGATATAAAAATGGGATTAAAGTTTGGCACCTTGTGGTTTGGCAATGAACCAACACTGCTTCAACAAATTTCTTGGCATTCATACATTTACCATGGACATGAATTAAATATATATCTTTATGACATGTCTATTGAAGTGCCAAAGGGTGCTATTAAAAAAGATGCAAATGAAATTATTTTAGAAAAAGACATATTTTTAACAAAATTTGATGATCCCCTTTTAGGTGGAGGACATCAACAGTTTGCTGACTTATTTAGACTTTATATGTTAAAGGAAACCAACCTTATTTGGACCGACTCCGACATGGTTTGTTTAAACGATGTTTGGCCAGATCCAGAGCCTTATCTTTTTGGTTTTATGATAGATAGGCCACATCCAGCAAGAGGTCCAATAAGAATTAATAATGATATTTTATATATTAGTAATCATGATATTATAGATGAAATAATTGATAACTTTGTTTGTTTACCCTCTGGATCTAAAGAAGATCAGATTAAATATGGACCAGAACTATTAACAAATATAATTTCAAAAAATAATTTAATGAGTTTTGTTAAAGAAGAAAAAGTTTTTCATGCAGTAAGATATGCACATGTTGATGATTTTTTAAATCCAATTATTTTTGAAATAACAAAAAAATTAATAGAAAAACGTCCTGCCGTATCTTTATTTGCTTCTTCTTGGCTAAGACATAATTTAAAAATTCCAAATATACATTCAGTTCCAAAAGAGAACACTGTAATTGGATATTTAACTAAAAAATATATACCAACAAAATTAAATTAACATAAAAGGAGATAAAAAATGAATAATAAAGAAAATATTCAATATGATGAAAATTCAAATCACTGGTTTACAAAAGATAGATCAGAGACCTCAAGTAATAGAGTTAGTTCAAAACTTTTAAATGGTGGAATCTTAGTTGAAAATTTGGCTTTAGGAGTTAATGTCTATCAAAATGTATTTTCATTAGAAGATTCAAAAAGATATATTAATACTCTTGAATCAAATTTAAATGGCACCAAAGGTCACAGTTGGTCTGAAGCACAAGTTACAAACTCTACAACTCCAATTAAAAAAGCAAGAGATTGTGTAGATTTTAAATATAAACAAGAAAATTTGGGCGAAAGAAATGAAGACAATGCAGAACTTTTAGATCTTCATCAAGAAATATATGAAAAATTAAAATATTGTGTAGATGATTATGCTGCATATTGGGGTATAAATGTTGTATATTATGAGGCATTTAATTTTGTTAAGTATGAAGGAGAAGGCTCTCACTTTAATATTCATGCAGATCATGGCCCAGCATATAATTGCACGGTATCCGCTGTAATATATATTAATGACGACTATGAGGGTGGGGAATTAAAATTTCCAAGATTAGATAATCTTGTTTATAAGCCCAAAGTTGGCGACATAGTGCTTTGTCCGTCAAATTATATCTATGAGCATGCATCATTACCAATGAAAGTGGGAACAAAATATTGTGTTGTGGTCATGACTGATATCAACGAGTTAGGACATAGATAAGTTGAGTAAAGGTTTTAATACATTTAAAAATATAATTAAATTTAAGCCATATAGACCTTGGCTAAATGATCAAAGTTTTTCTGCGCCCTGTCCAACACAAAAAACAATACCAGATTGGTATAAGGATGCAGATAGATTTGCTAAAATGCCAAATGGAGAATATTATCAAGCATCAAAAGAAATGTGTCCTTTTCCAAAAGAAGGAACCGCAGATGACTACGGTAAGATCCCAACATGGAAAGCATGTCCAGCAATTTTAGATGCTTTTTCTACAGGATATGTTTTAAAAACTCCATGTGATCTTACATTTTTTAAAAATGAAAAAGGAATAATTGATGTTAAGGTCCCTGATTTAAAATACAAAGATTTTTGTGGACAACGACCTGCAATGCCACAATTTGAACACCCTAAAGGATTTTATAAAGATCATTTTGCTTGGTATTCAGATTGGGGGCTAGAACTTCCAGAGGGTTATAGTGCACTATTTATGACTCCAATGAATAGATTTGATTTGCCATTTTTAAATACAACTGGCATAGTTGATTCTGATAAAGTTCATGTTCTTGGAACTTTTCCATTTTTTATTGCAGAAGGCTGGGAAGGAACTTTACCAGCAGGAACTCCTTACTTACAAATACTTCCTTTCAAAAGAGAAAATTGGGAACAAAAAATAGAAAATTTAGATCAAAATCAAATGTATGATAAACTAGTAGATAATGCAAAATTTTATCGCAAACCAGATGGCGGTATTTATAAAAACAAAGTATGGTCTAAAAGAGAATATAAATAAGGAGCAATAAATGCAAACATGGACAGAAAAAATTAGTTATGGAAATGGCATAGTATGTTACAGAGGAGTTATTAAAAAGGAATTCAATGTTATTGACAGGCTTGAGTCAAATCTTAAACCAGTTGGCCATGCAACAGCATATAGTTGGCTACCAGCATATGTAGGGTATAGAGAGTTGATGCCACAATACAGAGATTGCAATGATTTTAAATTTAAAAAAACTGATATTGAGCACGATAAAAGCGAAATCTCTTTAAATCTTCAGGCACTATGGCAAGACGTATATGACGCTCAAAGTCCAGCAGTAGAAGACTATTGTAGAGATTATAATATTCATAAGTTAAAATATTGGGAAGCGTTTAACTTTATTAAATATGGCCCAGGACAACACTTTCAAGAACATCATGATCATGGATTTTCTTATAACTGCACTGTTTCACTTGTTGCATATGTTAATGATGACTACGAAGGTGGAGAACTATATTTTAGATTACAAAATTTAAATATTAAGCCACAGGCTGGCGATTTATATATATTTCCATCTAACTTTATGTATCCACATAGAGCGATGCCAGTTCATTCTGGAACAAAATACTCTATTGTTACAATGTTGGACTACAGCAAAAAGTTTCATACCCCAGAAATGTATATGGGAGACGATTAATGTTTAATGTTTCAGTTGAAAAACAAGACTACTCTACTATGCAGATTACGCCAATGTCTATCAAAAGAGATTGGATGGATCAAACTTCAGACAATCATGCCTATAGATGTTTCCCAGTAACACAAGCAAATGTAATTGGTTGGAATATATCTTGTTTAGAAGACATAAACTTTGTTTGGAATGGAATTAATGATCAATCTGGAGACAATATTCAACTTTTGAGTTCAGAAAACATTGCTTATACTGGACGTGGACAATCAACTATAAGTTTTAATACTGGACTAGTTTTTAAAACAGACCAAAATGTTAGTCTTCTTACCATTAACCCAGTTAATTATTTTTTTGATGATTTTGAAACTATGTCTTCATTAATAACTACCTCATTTTATGATGGTCCACTTCCTTTAGCGATTAAAGCACGGTCTCCGAATAAAAATGTATTAATAAAAGCGGGAACTCCACTAGGTACAATTATTCCAATTTCATTAAGTGATTTAAATAATACTTGTATTGAAATAAATAGATATCAGGATAATGATAGTCAAAGAAAAAAAGCAGAGATGTCATATGGGTTTGAAGCACAAAAAATTAATCAGTCTGGAGAGTGGACGGATTGGTATAGAAATGGCGTTAATGAAAAAGGAGAAACTCTTGGAAATCACGAAGTTAAGGTTTTAAAACTTTCTGTTAAAAATAATATAGGTGATATAATTTAAATATGAACTCTATAAATAATGTTGTAATTAGAAAACCTTCAATAACTCCCTCTGGATGGTTTGGAAATAGCAAAGAAATGATTGTTGAGTTAGAAAATTTTATGACTCAAGAAGAAATAGACTTTTTAGAAAAGGCTGCAAAATCTTTAACTATTTGGGACGTTACAGAAACTCACGTAAATGAAAATGGCACTGTAGTTTACGATTCTGATTATTGGAAAGACAGAGTTGCAACTCAACCAACATTAGATAAAAATAATCCATCTATATCTCCAGTAATTGCAGGTTTGTTTGAAAGACTAAAGCCAATTATTGAAGATTTTTATAAAGTTAAGGTTATTCCAACTGGAACTACAATCGTAAGATGGTTACCAGGACAACTTCAAAACCCCCATGCAGACAAAGAATTACACGAAGGTCCAGATGCTGGACTTCCAAATGATTTTCCAAACTATGACCTATCTAGTTTATTTTATTTAAATGAAGACTATGAAGGCGGAGAACTATATTTTCCAAATCAAGGAGTTAAATTTAAACCAAAAAAGGGTGCTGCTTATTTTTTTCCAGGAGACATGCAATATATTCACGGAGTAACAGAAGTTAAAAGTGGAATTAGGTATACATGCCCATTTTTTTGGGAAATTACAGAACACACGGGAGACAGAAAGCCATGAATTTAAATAATAAAAAAAGATTAACTAAAGATATTGTAATTTATGAAAATTTTATAGATAAAGATACCTCTGCAAAACTTATAAAAGTTTTAGATAAACACGCAGATACTGGTAAAATTACTTGGACTCCAATATCATTTTATGAATCTTATTCCTCTGTATTACCACAAGATAATGATGAAGATGTTATTAGTGAAGGTCTTAGCCCTAATATTTTTTCAGAAATTAAACAGGGAATTATAAATGCAGTAGCAAGCGTTCATGATCTTGATCCAAAAATAATTTCTCAAATTGGATATCATACACAAAAATGGGAACCAGGGGCTTATGCAAGAATGCATTCTGATAATACTGATGAGCATGGCAATTCTGGTGCATTTACCAGAAGTCGGTATGCAGCATTTTTATATTTAAATGAAAATTTTGATGGAGGAATATTAAAATTTCCAAAACAAAATATTGAGATTGCTCCTAAAGTAGGAATGTTGGCAGCCTTTGATGGTGGATTTAGTAATATGCATGAAGTAACATTAATAACAAAAGGAATTAGATACACCCTTGGATCATTTTGGGATGATAGAGAAGAATCAGATTATCCAGAAGAAACACGTAAAATGTGGGCAGAAGAAATGCAAAAAATTAGAGATGCTCAAAAAATTGAAAAAGAAGAATGGCAAGAACTTATTAAACAAGGCTATAAAATTGATATGAATGGAAATAAGTATAAGATAGAGGAGTTAGATATCAATGAGTAGTTTTCTAAAAAAAGAACTTGTAGAAGATGGATTTAGTGTTGTAGATATTACAGATAATATTTTATTGGTAGAAAATTTTATTTCTAAAGAAGAGTTAGAGACTATTTTAGAAATTATTAATACAACAGAAGAAAAGGAATGGTTTGTAGCATATCAACAAAGTTTGGCTGAATTTTGTTTATTAAAGTTTGGCTCAGATGATGTTGAAAAAATGGTTGCTGAAGGGAAATATGAAGTTACCAAAGGCTGGGATGATA